GGGAGCGTCCCCCCAGCGGATGGGGGGTTTCCCACACGTCTAGGGCACACCGGGACCGGTGGAGGCCTCGGCGGGGGGACAGGGGCACAGGGGGTACTGGGAGGGTCCCCCCACGTATGGTGGTCCATAGGCGGAGGGCCCGGGGGTTACGGACGTCAGGCCGAACGAACTGAAAGTGGGCCACCCCGTTTCCGGAGTGACCCCATAAAGAAGCCCCTTGGGCACCGGTCAGGTAACCCAAGGGGCGATCGTGGGGGGACGACAAGTGGCCATGGTATGGACTGCTTCCCACGGTGCAAGTCCTGGCCTGTGTGTCAGCTCAAGCTGAGGGCGGACACCAGGAACTCCTTGAAGTACTTGGTGCCGGGCTTAGCCTTGGACTCGTCGTAGCGAGCCCGGAGCTTGACAGGGATCACGTTGCCGTTGGCTAGACGCTCGCTGACAATCTGCATGGCAGTCTGCAGATTGTCGGGGCGACGACCCAGCAGCGTGGTGAGGTGGCCCTTGAGCCGCTCCATCTCGATGCGGGTACGGGTCTTGCCGCCCTCATCAGTCAGTTGGGACGGATCGTTGGGCAGGGTGAAGCGGGCACCCGAAAAGCTGCGAGGCTCGGGGCTGCCCGGATCTTCGACCATCTGGTACTGAAACGTGACGTCCACCGCCGGGAACATCTGGCCGTCCTTCTGCTTGAACTCACCCTCTTCGAGGTTCATTCCCGTGACGAGCACGGCGTGGTCGCCAGCATCCGGACGCCAGCCAGCGGCTGACCCCTCGGTGTTGGCTTCCACAGAAGCGAATGCGGCGTTGTAGTTGGCGAACATCGTTGACTTGATACCACTCATGAGTGACTACCTTTCGTGAAAGGGGTTTGAAATGGAGTGAGACACGGAACGAAGTAAATTGGAAGGCAGGGGTGAGACACCGTCGAGGGCCCACCCCCACCCTTCCGGGGGATCGTCGTCAGGAGGCCAAGGGAGATTGGATACTCCCATCACCCGTCATCGGGCATGTTAGCAGGGGCGGCTGTGCAACCATCCCGTGCTTGTTACGACCATTGGCTGGCTCCTGACGTGCACAGAAAATTACGGAGTGTTGGCTGTCTTGTAGGCCTCCTCGAACAGGCCCCATGGATCCACTGCACCAGTCACGTCGATGTCGGGCATCGGCTTGAGGGTGCGGGTACGGATGAGGCGGATGTAGCGAGGGTCACGGAACGAGATGGTACGGACGATGGAGGGTCGCATGCTGCTGACCTTCTGCACCACCGTCTTGCCACCGGCATTGATGGTCCGCTCTTCCGTCACCGGAGTTTCCTTAGACTCGCTACGCATGGGGGCGATGATCTCAACCACCTTGCTCAGTCGTTCGCGGAGACCAGGGGGGAGGCTCAGGTAGTGCTCCTCCACCTTTGCCCCCTCCCCAATCTCCACCCAGTCGCGGCTCAGGTGAGCCAGCAACCAGACACCGTACCCGTGGGATCGCAATCTATGGGCCACGTCAATGACGGTGTCGTAGAGCTTCTCCCATGCCGCAGGACCGTGGGCCTGCTCGAACAACTCACGGCCCATCTGCTTGGCCACCCAAGGCTTGAGCAGACGGATCATGGGAATCATCGTGTCGATCACCACCATGGAGGGACGCTCATCCCCGTTCTTGGCCATGTCGCACAACTGCTTGATCTTCGCTTCAACGTGGTCCCACGTGAGGATCAGCGGCTTGCCGTCCACATCCATGGGGCGACCGTCAGGTCCGATGCCTGGCCACACTGCACACTTGGCGTGGGGGGACACCGTGGACGAGAGGTCGAGATTGATGACAAAGGCGTCGGGGCAGGACTGGAACAGATAGGACTTGCCGCTGTTCTGCTCACCCACAACCATGCCAAAGAGGTTGCGAAGGGAGTAGAGACCAGGCCCACCCTGAAAGCCGAGACCCTTGTAGGCACGCACAGGTGGCATGCCCGACGATGTTGTTTGATGAATGCTCACATGCTTCCTTGCTGGCGAGCGATCTCGCCGAATGCGTCACCGAATGAACTGCGGAACGGGCGAATGTCCATGGGTGACTCGTTGTCAAAGCGTACTTCTTCTTCTTCTTCCCCCGCATCCGGGCGGGGGCCGACGGCCCCGCCCGGGGCGGGGACTGTATCAAGTCCGTCGATCTTCACGGTCTTGCGGAAGGAGATTTCCAGGATCTCCAACCACGTGTTGAACGTGGAAAAAGATACGGTGCTTCCCGTTTCTTTCTTGAAGGCGGTATGAAGCGATGATTTGTTAGTGATGGTCCCCCCACTGACCAGTCGGGCGAGTAGGGGTTTGATGATGGTGAACAAAATGTCGGGGAGAATGTTGCCGAACTCACTCTTCTGGATTCGGCTTTGGGGGTACGGATCATTGGGCATTTGCAGCCTCCTGTGGTTGCGGTGCGTCACGATCAGAAACGAGGAACCCCTCCTGCATCACGATGTCCGGCCACTCCGAAACTGGACGAAGCACAAAGGGTGCGTAGGTGTCCAGTGTACCAGAACCGTGAACTTCCGTAGGCCACGGGTACTCTTCGGGTTCAATGGTGGCAGTACGCCACCGGTTGAGGGCATTCAGCCGGGCCTTGTACTGGCCGGTCCACGTGGGGTCAAGGAGGGCAGTACCGGAGGTGAAGGACAGGTCCACAACAGGCTCTGCAATCCGGTCGCCAGACAGGTGCACATAGTCCTCCACCCCCAAGTACCACCGCTTGCACCGCTCGATGTAGTTCTCGAGGCGGGGTTCCCCAACGTAGACCTTCTCATTGCGAGGCTCACCCTTCCGGGGCCCACTCTTGAAGGGGGTCGTGTCGAGGGTGTAGTCCCGGTCGGACTGGCCGAAGGAGATGGTGGGCTTACGGATGATGGCGTGGAGCATGCCCCCCACGGTGGTGTCATCGGGTAGGTCAAACATCTTCTGCATCTCGCCCCGGGCCAGCATGTCCTGCACGATGTGCATGTAGTGCTGGGTCTGCGGCTCGATGGGGCAGGAGGCAGCGCGGATCCGGGGGCTGATGGATGTGGTCTTGTAGTCCACGATCCATAGGGACCGCTGCTGCTTGTGGAACAGGAGCATGTCAGGCTGAGCCACACACTCCACTGGTTCTGCCCGGTTGTCTGCTGGGATACGAGCTTTGAGGATGCACTCTTGGCACAGAGTCACAAAGCAGGAATCAGACAGGAACTCCTGCATTGTGCGTCCATTTGAAAGGGCCCCTGCGATGGGGATGTCCTTGGTGCATGTAGCCCAAGCCCAGCCGGTGGCGGCATCCTGGTCCTCCACGGCAATGATCTCTCGGGTCCGCTGGTCCCCGATGGCAAGTGTCTTGCACACCTCACGGATCTCCTCACACCGCTGCTCCACCTTGAGCAGATACTTGGCGTGGGCATCGTGTTGGGTAAGTGGGTTGAGCAGCAACTCCAATGCTGCGTGGAACCACGTGCCGTGGGACAGAGCAGTGGAGTAGCGGAGGGCAGGCACGAGGCCCAGCTTGCGTGTGAGGTAATAGTGGAATGGGGAGCCGAGCATCCTGAAGTCCGACGATCGGACGGGGGGACGACGCTCAACCAAACCGTGTAGTGCGAGCAAATCTCTCGACCCTTGTGGGGCCGACCGGAACTCTGGCGGCATGTTGTTCTCCTGCCCTATTCGGGCGATTTGAATGTATCAGAATCGGGATCGTACAGATCACCAATTCCTGCGTATTTACCCCGAAACCTTCCATCGTAAGCTGTTTCTAACCATGTCCCACCCTTTCTTTGGGTAAGCCATTGGATGTTTATTTGTGGGTCAGTGTTGGGCATAACAAGAACGTGAGTCACAATGTTATTCCCATCAATCTTGGCAAAGTATGCCATGTTCAACCTCCCGAAAACTTGACCAAAGAGAAGTCACCTGTTGAATCAAACCGGTGATGAGTGTATCCGCCTGCGTAATAAACAGATCCACCCGTTGCAACTTGCCTACCTTGGTATCGAATTATTACAAATCCGGCACTGCCGTTACCGCCAGCACCTCCTGTAGCACTACACCCACCACCACCTGATCCACGACCCGCAACGGCGTTCATTCCAGTAGTGCCAATAACGCCATTCCCACCAACACCAGATCCGCCGGTGCCTGCAATTCCTACGTTGGGGGCCCCGCCACCTCCGCCTGCGCAGCACATTACCCCAAGAACAAGAACACCGGAACCACCATTACCACCAGACCCTGAAGTACCTGCACTGCCTACACCACTTCTACCACCACCACCCCCAGCACTTCGAGTAAGTGTAGCTTTGTTTGCGCCGCCAGCAGAACCCTGGATCTCTCCAAGAAAGTCTGGAGGGTAAAAAGATGCAGAAGCTGAACCACCAGGTCTTGATGTGGGATTAGCCCCACTACCCCCACCACTACCTCCAGTTGATCCAATAGCAGCATTGGATCCAAGTGTGGCATTGCCACTACCACCACCCCCACCTCCAGTTGCTCCCCAAAGTGCATCACCAAGACTGTTTTCTACCGCTGAAGAATCACCGTTAGAACCTTTGCCACTACTTATTGAGCCAGCTCCACCGCCACCAACACTCACTGTAAATACAAACTCATTAGGGTCGTCTGCCGCGTAGTCTGTCAAGTTCAGGTTGACGCTCGGAGAGATGTACCCACCGGCTCCTCCACCAGCACTTGGACAATCGGTGCTGTTGGCACGGCCAGCTCCGCCTCCCCCTGCCACGATAAACATCTCCACGTTTAGGGAAGTTCCTCGAAGGCGAAGTGGTGCAACATCGGTTTCGATTGGTTCCAGTCTGTTTGTACAAAAACGAAACAGAGGACCAATCGTGGCCAAAGGATGGGTTCGTACCCGATAGGGCACCAACTAAACCTCCCCAATAAGCGCATTGCAAGCAATAGAAGTGCCTGCAGAAGCTTCAAAAACCAACTCAATCAAGTCAGCTCCCATGGTGTCGACGAGGATGATTCCGTTTGAGTCGTTTGAATTTCCTTCGTAGACCAGCTTTGCATCTCCTGCTGTAAGCGACATTGTGTGAGGAGCAAGAAGACTAGTTCCATTCACACTAATCCCTGAGGTGTTAAGGGTTAGGCTCACATTTGCAAGGAAGTTTGGGGACCAAACACCCAAACCATTTACATACGACCAACCAACAACTCGCATACGGGGGCTAGTAGATCCGGTTTGAAAGAGGGGAATAACCTTTAGGTAGTTCATGACCCCAGGAATAACAACCTCTCCATTTGCAGTTGAAGTAGTTGGAGTGGAGGTGCTTACACCTGTAAAGTCTGCAAAGGATGAGACCTTAACCGTGGCGTTGGCGTTGGGATTGGCAACCTGTAGAGGTCGCCGCTGGGTCACAAGGCTGATGTGGTCGGGCATGGTGGTCCTACTTTATCTGTAATTTTTACACCAGTCTAGTGGTTAGCTTTCAAGTAAGGTGCTTGGCGGTTTGGTTCTATTTGCCAATTCGGTTAAGGACCAAAACCTAGACTGCAAAAACAAGTTTCGAACAACAATGGCTCCCTTGTACGTGACATCATAAGAGCTTGGGCCAACGTACAAGTCTGTAAAAGCCACAAAGGTGGGCACTTTACTTGCGTCTACAATGCTGCTTGTAGAGGTGCCTGCCCTACCTACGCGCACAATTCCGTTTGTTGCGCTGTATCCAACGCTCTCAACGTAAGAGAAAGGAGAATATGGCAAAATCTCCCTTGGGTCTATTGATCCATAGTAACTAGTCCAGGACTTTCCCGAGTCTGTGTATGTCCCTGAGAAGGTAGTTACAAGCGCTGGTGGTGCTGATTCTGGAGTTACGTACGTGCTGCTGAATGTTTCAGACTCCCCGTTTGAGTTTTGCATAGAGACGATGGGAGTTGGTGACGTTGTGTGGGCTGTTTGTTGGTAATCAACAACAACTGTTCTTTCCGTTGTCTGGGTTCCTATGAGTGCGCCCAAATTTGAATGACTAAGAATGTCTCTACTGCGCACACCTTGACTACTTCCAGAAGCTACATACGAAGTAGCCCCCGACGACTCTTCAAGTTGGGGACCCCAGACAATGACCCCGTTTGAGTTGTTTCCTGCAAACGAATAGCCATTAGGGTTTTGATTGGCATTCAAAGCATGAAGGCGAACTTGCGCGGTTGTAGTTGTGGTGGCTTGAGTCCACGTTACAACCACTCTGACCCAACCATCTGCAAGTGGGATGACGTGCAACTTATCAGTTGCTTCGGCTGATTGTGCTACTAACCCCTCCAACGAAACCCAAACGGATGGGCCAGTTGTAATTCTCAACCCAAAGAAATTATACCCATTGGCTTGTGCATACACGGAACACGTATATGTGGTGCCACTTGTCAGACTCACGTTTGAGCTACCCAAGTAGTGCTCATTTGAAGTGGTATTGGGAACCAAATTTACTGCAGTTGTTTGAAGATCAGGAGATGGCATACCTGTCCAACTTCCTGAAGTGTTTAGTTGGTTTCTAGTATTCCACCCCGGGCTTTGAGACACCCCCAAGTTGTTTGTTTGGTACAACAAATTGGTTGTTGTTCCCTCCAATAACAATCCCATTGGAACCGATGTTGTTTGGGTGACTGGGGTAAATGCCTCTGTAGTGATGTTGTCGGTAACGTTTCCAATAGGAGTTAATTGAAACCCCCAAATGAATAAGAAATGGGGATTAGTTGTATTCTCCTCCACCCCTCTGAATGCAATTTGTGGCCTAGGGGTAGTGCTGTTAATGACAAATGCGTAGCGAGTCCAAGATGAACTTCTTGGAATGTTGAACAACACCTCACCAGTACCTACCTGTGGTAATACCTCTATATCGTCAAGCCACAACTCAAGAAAGATTCGACTAAGGTTTATTGGTCCGGGCGTTATGTTCTTTGCCCAGAAAGAAAAGACCCACTGGTTTACCTGAACAGATGGAATCCCACTAAGTGAGATTATTGGGGCGCCTGAAGCGATGGTTATTCCCCCTGTGTTACCAACTAAAGTTACAGAGGTACCTCCATCAGGAGCTACTGGTGAACCTTCTTCTTCGTATGGAGCAAAAATGTTATCGTATTCTGGCTGAGTTCCATTGAATTGCCAACTCAACGGAGTTCCGGGTGCCAGCGAGAGGGTATTGCTATGCGGTAGGTAGTTTGAATTCACCACGAGTGCATGGTGAAATCTTGGCTCATTAGCGGCTTTGGTTTGCAAAAACCCATTGGCATTTACGCATAGGCCAGTGCTTGCTCTTGAGAAGACAAACCCCTCATCCAACAACTGTTGCTTACTTGTAATGTAAGTGTCGAAGTTCCAATCTACAGACTGACCCGTAGAGTAGGTTCCGTCGAGCACTGCGTCTGATCGCTGACCTCGAAATGCGAAACCCTCAAGTGAGGATGTTCGACTTCTACCAGCCATTCAAATTTCCCCAATGTGTGCGTTGCACGCCACCGACGAAGTATCAGATTTGAAGCTGAGTTGAACCAGGTCACAACCAACCGTATCTACAACAAAGAATGCAGGAACACTTGCGCCGGTTGAGTTGAAGATCTTGCAGTCACCTAGTGTCTTTGAAATAGTGGTTGCAGATTGCAAGCTTGCCCCATTGATGGTTGGGTTATCCCCAGAATACAAGCCACTTATTGCCACCAAGGTGAGAAGCGAAGGAATCCAAAGATTGGAGTCAGTGCACTTGCTCCAACCAATCACCCGAATTTCTGCATTTGATACGCCACTGGCAAAGCGTGGGTAAATCTTCATGTAGTTCATCGCCCCGGGAACAACTGCCCAACCACTTGTGCTTGCTGTGGTAGTTACAGGTGGGGTAGATGAAGATGAAACGGCCACATAACTTGTAGCCGAGGAGACGTTTGTTCCTTTACTTGCAAGGAACAAGGGCTTCTCAATAGTTACGATGTGGACGTGGTTTGACATGGAGCTTCCGGAAGTATAGGACACTGTGTGGCATTCACCAAGAGGCGAGCAGCCCACTCGGCGACGGCACGCCTGGCACTCATGGAGGTGTTGGGCAGGAGGATCAATCCAACCTTCCGTTCCAACAGGATGCGATGCAGGGAGTCGATGGCGTTCCACGGATCCGGCAGATCCTTGGTGGGGTTCAAGGTGTCCAGCAGGTTCCCCTCCAACAGAAGGTAGGGGTAGAAGCAGGCATCCTTCAGCCGATCCATAGCGGCTGTGAACTTCCTTCTTCCATCGGCGGTTAGGCAGTTCCCCGCCACCTCGGCAAGTGAACCCTTCCGCTCAATGAGGCATGCCGCCTCGTACCCCTTGAGGGCGTAGTCCCCGGTAACCAAGGTCCGCTTCTCGGTCTTCAGGCGGAAAGTTCGTGAACTCCGGGAGAGAGCGGGCAGGTCCGACCGGAGCGACGGAAGGTGCTCCGGAAAGGGCAGCGGCTTCTTCTCCCTGGAGTCCACGATGATCGTGAGTTCGCTGTTCACCCCCGTAGCCTAGCTGAAGTCGTACTCCAAAGGAACCGTGTTGCCGTAGTGGTCTTGGAGTTTGGACCAATAGCCAAGGGTCTCCACGCCGCGGATCATGGCGGAGATACGAGACTTCAGTTCCTCCAGGTTGACAGAGGGATGCACGTCCAGATAGACCGCGTCATACACTTGCAGGAACATGCGAACGTGGGGGGACAGCAGGGGGGCAAGTGCTCGCTGGATGGCGAGGAGGGTATTGCCAGCTTGGGTCTGGATGGGGAAGTTGACGATCTCGTTGAGGTGCTCGGAGCTTCCCCCCACGAAGGTGCGGGACTGGCCGGTGAAGGGGAGGATGATGCACCCCTCAGCGTCGGCGGTTGAGAGCAGGCGCTGCTGCCAAGCATGGAGGCCGGGGCGGGCGGAGGGGCGGGTCTCGGCCACCTCCTCGAAGAAGGATAGGGGCATCAGCTGGCCAGTCATCTCGTGGACGGACATCCGCATGCGGAACGGGGACGCAAGAAAGAGGTCGGCGAAGTTCATGGTCTTGCCCACCTGACGTTCAACTTTCTTGAAGGTTGGTGCAGAGAGGCACTCCTTGCCGAAGAGTTGGATGGCCCGGTCAGTGTGCAGGTCGAGCCCATTGTTGAACGCAGCCAGGAGAGTGGGGTCGCCAGAGCACAGGGCGGCCACACGCAATTCGATCTGGGACAGGTCGAGAGACAGGATGGTACCGCCATGGAATCGGGACTTGATCGCGGCCTTGATCTCGGGGGGGAAGGTCTGAGCAGAGGGGTTCTTGCAGGTGATGCGGCCCTGGATGGTGCCACCCTCGGAGCCAGAGGCGTCCTTTGCCGCGGCTGGCACGGGATACCAGACTGGGAAGGCGAGCCCGTCAGCCTCGCCGGGGTGTGGGAGCGGGAGAATGGTGGACGACTTGTCCTCGGGTTTGTTGCGCTTGCCGTGGAGCAGGGGCCAGATGTACGTGGAGAGCATCTTCTGGGCCTGCTGATGTCGGGATGCTGCATTGAGCACCTCGATCTCGTGGGTATCGGTGTCGAGCAGGAAGCTGCGGACGAGGTTGCGGTTGGCGTCGGAGAAGGAGAAAGCCTTGGTCTTCTCGGTGAACTGGGCGAGGGGGTGTGATAAAACGTCGATCCCCCGGGCTGCGAGTAGAGCATTTGTCACATCCAAGAAGGTGGCCTTGCTCTTGGCTGAGCCGGTACCTTCAAGCTGGACACCGCAGGCTTGAGCTGCGTCCATTGCCTGGGTTGCCTGGGTCAGGAGGTTGGCTTGGAGATCCTCAAGGTGGCGGCGGGACATGGGGATCCCGGCTTCGGACATGGTGATGATGGTCCATAGGCAGTCCGAATAGTGACGAGTGGAGTAGTCGGATAACTTGTCTGTGTTGGGCCAGTCCCTGAGGATGCGGCGGGCCAGTTCGGAGGCAGCGAGCAGTGTGTTGTGGGTGTCTTGGGCCGCGTAGTCGAGGAACTCCGGATCGTGGGGGGACCTGAACTTCCCGTCCTTGATGGTACGCTTGTAGACATGGGTGCCAAGGACAGGACCAAGGGACTTGAGGGATCGTTCTGGGCGCAGTTCCGAGTGCAGGTAGTTGAGGATGGAGAGGTCGAACAGGGTCTTGCTGTAGGGCCGGATGGCAAACAGGAAGCGGGGGTCACAGGCTCGGAGGAACTGCAGGTCGAAGGGCAGGTTCATCCCGAGGATGGTGTCAGCCCAAGTGATCCAGCGGTGCAGGAGCACCCGGTGCTTTTCCTGGTCCATGTGCAGGGTGAAGGTGCAGCAGGGCTTGGCCTTGTCTAGCGTGATGGGCACGTGACGCTTGGTGCACGGGCAGGAGTGGACCTCGGTGGTGATGGTGCACGTGAGAACCATGTCCTCCCGGGAAACCCCGTCTGTAATGAGGGCACGCTGGGGGTGGAAGGCGGTTTGAGTTGGCAGAGCCTGGCCCTTGGAGTTGTGGGTGCACGCACCGTAGGTCTCGATGTCAAGCGAGATGAGCTTCATGGGGTGTCCTCGTTGTAGCCGTAGGCCGAGAGGGCCGCACGGAGTTTGGCAAAGGCCAGATTCTCGAGGTACTTCACTCGATCGGGATGGAGGTTGAGCATCTCACCCACTTCCTTCAGCGTGCGGATGGGACGACTAGGGTTGAGTGGTGCGTAGTCCCCGTACCGATACACACTGGGGGTAGGCGGTTGAATGCGGAAGCGTCGTTCCACGTTGTTACTCCTGGGTCAGTTCGTCCTGGTTGGCATCGAGGTAGGAGCGGACAAGAGCCTCAAGGTCCTTCAGTTTCTCTGGGTCTGATTCCTTGAGGTTAATCTCCTCGGCATTGGGGGAGTCCCAGATGACCCGGTCCACCTCGACGTCTTCCACCTCATCGTAGGAGTCGTGAAGCATGGCAGATGTCGAGCCGTAGGGGACGTAGGTTGCGGGCCTGGTCTGCAGGTAGCAGGTCCCGTGGATCTGGATGTCTGCTGGGTCTTCGGCGTGGGCGAAGACTTGGGTGAAGTAGGTGAGTGCGGATAGCCACGCGTCGATCTTCTTCTTCCTTGCGTGGTAAGAGAGGTCGGAAGATGTGACGATGAATGAGTGACTCATGGGTTGTTGTTCCTGTCTTCAAGGGCGGCGTGGACCATGGCGAGCGAGGAGACGGCGGCCATCAGGTTGGAGATCTCCTCGACCTGCTGAAGCTTGTTGCGGAGGGCGTTCTTCAGGTAGGGGATGATGGTGATGGGGCCCTCGAAGTCAGGCTTGGTGGAGTCCTGAAGCTTGCGGGAGATGGACTCGAGGATGAGGTCCTCGTTGCGACCACGCTGGGTGGAGGTGAGCTCCTTGATGCGCTCGAGGATCTGCTGGCGGTTGCGTTCGATCTGTGTGGTGCATTCATCAGACATGGCGAGTCTCCGTTGGGGAGAATGGGGGGACGACCCGAGGTGAGGATGCTACAGGCATCGCACCAATGAGGGCCGCGTGAACGAGTGTCATGTGATCGGCGACGGGGTGGAGGAGGTTGCGAGAGCGGAGCACGGCAGCGGGGTGAAAGGTGGTGAAGAGTGACCAGTCCCCCCACAGATTGGTGGGTGTGCCTTGGCGGGTGAACGCGGAGGTGAGGGACCAGGGCTTGGGGTGGGTGAACTTGGTCACGGTGGAGATGGCGTGGGCTCCGGTGCAGAGGAGGATCTTTGGGATGTGAGGTTGGATGATGGAGCCGATGGTGTCAAGATCTTGCGCGGAGAACTTGGGGAAACAGCATCGGAAGTGACGGGGCTTGGGTGGGGCAGAGGAGGGGGTGTAGCAGCGGGCGGCGTTGAGCAGGACGACGGTGGCGAGGGGTAGGATCGAGGGAAGGTAGACCTCACGGAGGAGCTTGCCCGAGGGACCGACGAATGGCTCGTTGGTCCGGTCTTCCTGGAAGCCTGGGTTCATGCCGAGGACAGCAAGGACTGGGGTGGTTGGAGAGGGGGGAAGAGAGGTGGGGAGGATGGTGCCCGGGACGCCGGGGTTTCTGGCGTATTTGTGCAGGTCACACGAGGTGCACTGGGGCTGGGGAAGGACGAGGAGGGATGTCATTGGAGGAGGGCAGCCCATGCCAGCTTGGCTACGAGGAGCATGCCGAAGATGGCGGTCAGCATGCCCGAGGCGAGGAGGATGAGGAAGAAGAAGTCCGAGGCATAGCGAGCCGCCTGGAAGAGCGACGAGTGGGGGGACATGGCAGGGTTCCTTTTGTTAGTGGGCGCGGAGTTTCTCTGGGGGAATGCACCAATCCCAGATGGGTTCGTACTGCTCGGGAATGATGAGCTTGGAGCACAGGTCGTGCTGGTGCTTGTCGATCATGAACGCATGGGGCACGAGCCTGTCGCCGTCGGGCTTGGACTCGAGGATGCAGATGGTCGGCCATCGGCTGTTGTCATCAATGTGGCGCAAGTCCACAAGTGTGATGGAGGGAATGGGTCGCTTGCGGAAAGCGTGCCACAGAGTACGCAGGTTGGTGCCGTTGGCATCGGAGGGCATGGTGGTCTCCACGTGTGGGGGAATGTCAACGCGAGATGGACTGACCGATTCCAGTGATGAGGTTGCATGCTACCTCGACGGCATCGAGTGGTCTATCCACAACGAAATGGTGGTCGGGGTTGTACTGCTTCTTGAGCAAGTCTTCGGAGCAGTCGCCATAGGCAACACAGAATACCGGAGTGGAGATGGACTTGACAACCTTGTGCACTGCTTCTGTGGACTCGTGGAAGTCGTAGAAGGTGTCGTCTTCCTTGAACTCACGGAAGGGATTGGTGACACTGCCACAGGGAGCACCATCGGTGAGGACGATAATCATGTGGGCAGAGTTGGGGTGATGGGCTTGGAGTAGCTGCTCCGCATTGTAGATGGCAGTGGCAGTGGGTGTGCCACCACCAGGGGCGAGCTTGAGCATGTCCTCTTCGGAGGTGACGGGGATCATTGCACACACAGCGAAGGTTTGTGAGTCGCTGTAGTTGATGTAGTCGGGCGGGCAGAGCCACGGCTCAACATTCTCCGAACGCTTGTGCGGGACGCAACTGTTGTAGGTAAAGGGCATGAGGGAGACGTTGGAATGGCGGGCAAGGCCGTCCTTGAGTCCGCCGAGGAATGCCATGGTCTCCTGCATGCGGCACTGTGGTTCTACGACACACACAGTCTGGTTGGGGTATTCAGGTGGGTCTGCGGGGACGTCTTGGCTGTACTGGTTGGACATGGAACCAGAGGCGTCGATCAGTACACAGACGGCGATCTGGCCACGGCCCATGTCGGGCGAGGAAAGGAAGACAGCGGGGTCGTTGAAGGCTACGAGGTCGGTGAGTGCAGCCTCATCGAGTTGGCCGTTGAGATGGCCGGGATCGAGGGGTGGTGGTTGGGGCACGAACCACGAGGCTGCGGAGATCCGCTCGGCCACGTCGGGACGTACCTTGTCCATGAAGTTTTGGCTGATGGCTGGATAGTTGCGATAGGAGCGAGGCTGTTGGGACCAATCGCAGGGGTTGTAGATGGCTGCTGGTGGGGGGACATCGAGGTTGTTGGACTCTTCTGTGGGCAGAGCGCGGGGCTTGACGGTCTCTTCTTGGGTGGTGTGGTTGCGGCGGCTGCGGATAGGGCTCTTGTCAAGGGTGTTGGGGTCTACCTTGGTGAAGTCAGAGCCATTGATGGGGGTGCGACTGCGGGAGTCTGCTTCCTCGTCGGTGTTCAGGGTGAGGGCTAGGCGGTTGACCAGTTCGTGGAGTGGAGTGATGAGGCGGCCAGGGGTGGAGAGGTGGGGCACGATGTGGGTCTGCCAATAGTCGATGGCGAACTTGTACTGGGTCTTGAACTTGCTGGGGAAGTCCACCCGAGAATCGTGGGGGGCATTGAGGTTCCACGCCAGGGCGATGCAGAACCGGCGGAGTTCGCAGCGTGCTTTGGACTTGCGACTGACGGTGGACTGCATGGTGGGCTGGTCGCCAAGGCAGACGGTGTCCTTGGCTGTGAAGAGTTCCTCCCAGCCGGGCCACTTGGAAAGGATCGTAGTGCGAACAGCACGAGTTACTGCTGCGTTGTGGATGTCAAGGGTGCAGGCTGCGATGATGGACTTGGGGTCTCGCAGGTTGTTGCTGGGGGGCAGGTGATAGTGGTTGTAGATGGGGCCAAGTTCAATGAAGTTGGTGAAGTCAAGGCCGTTGATGAGTTGGGTCAGGCGTTCCGATTCCTCGAGGCCGTAGGCAGCACACGCATCGGAGAGGAGATAGATGTCTCCGACACGGGTGGCCACGTCCTTGTTGATGAAGTTGCTGGGCACAAGGATGCGTGGCTTGTGCTGTTCGGTGATGGTCTTGGGATTTGCTGGGTCAAGTGCGGGGTTCAAGGCAGTGTGGGGCACTGTGCTGTCAATGAAGATGGAGTGTTCGCGGCTGATGTAGGTGCGGACGAGGGACATGAAGCGTTCCTTGTCCGGCCACAGGCGGTCGAAGTCGTTGTGGAAGAAGGGGGAGTTCTGAAAGTTCCACGAACGCATGCCCAGGGAGAGAGTGTTCTCTGGGGAATAATGGTTGGTGAATCTGAAGATGGTCTCCTGCTTGACCCACAAGGACCAGATGTCGGAGCAGTGGTCAAGGATAAAGTTGGAGTCGTAGGACTCCTTGGCTTTGGGTTCGAACCAGCCGTACGTGTCGATGTCAAAGTTGTCGATGATTTTGTGAAGCATTAGAAGGCTGCTCCTTCCGTGGTGGTGGTGGTGTTGCCGAGGATGTTGGGGAACTTGCCTGCAAGGAGAGTGGCAAGTGCTGCACGCTTCGAGGGGTCCTCGATCTTGGAGAGCATGGTGTAGCGGAGCGACTGCTCGCCGAAGAGGGCGAGGTCAGAGGCTGCGGCCAGCATCTCACGGGTCGAGAAGGGATCGAGCTTGGAGCTGCGGTTACGGGTGGAAGCACCGATCTCTGCGAGTGCTTCGGCCTGGGTGGGTGTGAGGTTGGGGGTGCGTCGCATGAGGAGAGTGGCCTCCTTGTCGGCGGGCAGGTAGTCCACCTCGATCACGCGGGCAAAGCGATTGCGAAGGGCCTCGTCAATGGGCGAGGCACCAACGAAGCGT